CTGCTTCGTACAATTCCACAGGTCTTGCATAAGTCAGAGCCTGAACATACAACCCACCAGTGCCAATCTGTCGCATCTCCATGGACACTAACTTCGCAAGCACTAGCTTGGTGAGTGCCTTCATTTGTGAGTAGGACTTATGCACCACGCTAATCTCGATGTCGATAGTCCGATAATTTAAAAAGCCTTCAAACGACTTCGTCTGAACGCCCTCAGATGAGATATAAGCGACATATGGTGCGTCAATTAACGATGGGTTCTGCTCTGGTGACTTTGACCTCGCGACCAATGGAAAAACCTTGTTGGTGAGTCCAGATACCGTCTGGAGTTCATATGTGATGGATTCCTCGAAGTTCATGGACTCACCCTTTCAAAATGGCTTTGTCAAGTTCTTTGAATAGAACAGAACGAATTTTGTTGATGATTTTGTCTTTGTTTTCTGCGTTTGCACGTTTGAGGAAATACTTTCCGGGTTTGTACCCACCACCACGTGTGATGAATCCGTATTCCACGGATGCAGGATAGTAGTAATCACCTTTTTCGTATTTACCGTTTCTTCTGCGCAGTCCGGTTGACGTTGTCTTGCGGAAAATAGGTGTCATCTTGGGATCCATCATAATGTCATAGACTTTCTTTCCCTTTTTACGCTTTTCGGGATGAAAGATAATCCCTTTACGGATGTTCCCTTGTCCACCTTTACCCGGTGAAACTTGCTTTGCGTTGCTCTTAGCAGAGCGATAAGCGATAAGCATTCCTGTTCGTGCCGCTTTGGTTACTGCACCTTGAGGAACTTTGCCTAATCGCTTGATTTGTTTTTCCAAGACATCTAAACCGATAATCTGAACCGACATCTTAGCCTTAGCCATCTCATCACCCCATTGGATGGCGAGAGCAAGTGAGTTCCACGGTCTCGCCATTTTTGGAATAGGTGCGAATGATGTAATAGGTGATGTTGTTAAACTTCAATCGCTTTTCGTCTTGGTAGTCAATAGCGTAAATCTCGAAGATGATGTCAGCTTGAATGTCCTGCGCTCTGGCTTGGTAGAACTCAGCGAATTTGACTGATTTTTTGTTCGCGTACACAGTGCGAGAAGTCTCTGTACCGTCTACGTATTCACCGTAAGAATTGCGTGTCTGGGTTGTGGTTAGTAAACTTATCTGATCTCGCCACATCATGACGGTGCCACCGTGTATTCCTCAGACAGCGTGAGGTGCCTCTTCAAACTGTTGAAGGATTCTTGGAACTTCTCCGCATCAGGATTATCCAGTCCGAAGTTCGCTTTCACATATGTGGTGATGGCTCGCTTTACAAGTGCATCAGGAGTGGAAGCATCTGACTTCGATGCAAGCACCCCTGACAGCTTAAGATCTGCTCTAGCGGTGGCGATTAAGTCTGTGATCTCAGAATCAAAGGCACTGCTAGAGATACGCAGTGCCACTTTGACATCGTCTATCAGTGCCATTTAATTCAACTCCTATTAAGTCAACGAACGAGAGATGCGAACGAACGCTTCGTCAAGTGCAGGCTTACCGTCAAGGATTGCAAGACCACGATACATCAACTTCCCAGACACAAATGCCGCTTCGCGTGATACGTCGATGGCAGGTGCTTGAACCATGTTCAGGTAGTAGTAAGACAAGTCACCGAGAAGGATTGTGTTAGCAGGTGCGTAGTCGTCTAAGATGACAGGATAGCCAAGGATTGTTCCTGCAGCGCGATCTTGTGGATTGTAGGTAAACAATGGGTTGCCAGTGGTTTCTTTGATTTTGCGGATGCCACCAAACAGCATTGCGCGATTCATCACGAACACAGCGTTGTTGTGATATGCCGTCGGAAGCAATGCCAAGCCATCAACCAAATTGTCGTAGCCAACGGAAGCGTTGAGCGCCCAAGTTGTGGAGTTTCCTGCGTTGAACGTCACGCCTGTCAGGATACCAGTAGGCTGGTTGGAACCTGAGCCGGAACCGTTGAGAATCGCGTTCTCGATGGCAATACCCATTTGACGACCGATCTCAGCGGAGAGGTAGGCTTCAAAAGCGTCGATAGTCATTGCGGATGCGGCAGCTGAAATCTCCACCAACTTAATCAATTCATAACCACTCAAGGAAACGCTTGAAACGGTATCATCTGCGGCTGTGCCGTTCGTGCCTTCTGCCTTCCATGCGGAAGCGTTCTTTGCGTTCGCAACAACAAGATCGACCTTCTCAGGGATGTTTGTCACAGACACGCGAGAGTAAAGAACACTCGTCTGACGTAGTTTGTCGATGATCTGGTTTAGTGTCTGCGTTGGTACAGCGGCAGTTGCGCCACTTCCCGTAGTTAATGCTCTTTCTTCAACGTCACTAAGACGCTTGCCTTGCAACATCTTCAAGTAAGCTGAGCGGTACTCTGGTGCATCGATTGTTAATTCCATGGATCTAACCTCCTGTGGTTTGATAATTTTCTGTGCTTCTACAGCACCGGATTGGATAGCGGAAGCCGTCGCTTGACGCTTCTCTAATTGCGCTTTCTCGTCGTCGAGTGCGCGAAGTTCTGTTTCAATTGCTTCCAAACTGACTTCCTCGTCTGTTTCCAACAGGAAACGAATTTCAACCTTGCGTGCCGCAATCTCTTGCAGTCGTTTTTCAATCATGTGGGTCACCTCGTGTGTTTTTATGTGTGCCATCGGTGAGTTCCAACCGTTGCTTGCCGACTATCCAGTCGAGCCATGGCAACTAAAAAAGCACTCATATGAGTGCTTCGTTAGGTAAGGGTCATGAGCAGAAGCCGTTTGCGCTTCTCTTTTTCTTTTCTTTCTATTTCCTCTTGCGCTTCAAAAAAACTTCTTGCGCTGATGGATGTCGTATCATACGCAGGGATGTCAACTGCGCTAACGTCATATAATTTCTTCACTTTCCGAATCACTCTTGTGCGGGTTTCTTTCTGGTACTCATCCTCTGCGACCGTAAACGCGAAACTCATGCGGTCGATGTAACCGCCACGGATTTCTTCGTAAAGCTTCCTGCCTTCGGATGTGCCGTCCAATCTAGCTCTAACGTACAATCCTTTGTTGTCGATGGTAAGCTGTAGCGTCTGGTTGCGTGTGCGAGCCATCACTTTCCCGCCATGGTTGTAATTAAAAATGACATCCCTCATGTCTGCTTGAGTCAATGCCATCGGATCAATCTTTTCTTTGTATTCGATTCCTTCGTATTCGTATAATACTGTCGGTTCCTCGAATGTAGCGGCATAGCCTTCTACGTATAATTCTTCGTATTCTTTTTCGTCACGCTGTATCGGATTCGCTCGGATCTCGAACGTCTGAAACTGTCTCGTCTCTCTGTCCTTCCTCATCGGAAGCACCCCCCAACTGATATTGATCTGCTTGGTCTGCGTTCACGACATTCAGCGTTTGAATGCGTTTGTCGCCACCCTCGACAGGCTCTAACTCGAACACTTCGCGTATTTCGTTAATGTTAAACACGCCCAAAGGCAAGAGTTCGCTTGCCATAGATACCTTCGTTTTGTTCTCTGCAAAGGTCAAGCGGTTTGCGCTGAATATGATCTCATTGCCGTGGTTTCGTTCGTTGTTTGTGAATAGCTTGTTTGTGAACTCCAACGACATCTGGATTGCAATGGGTTCAATGACGCTAGAATAGAAGGCATTCATCTGGTCTTCTGTGTAGTTGGATGTGACGATCTCGCGCGACACGTTGAAAAACTTGTATACCTTCTCCTCAATGAGTTCCATTTGCTTCGCGTCAATCATCTTCGGTTCGTTGGCAATTGGTGAGTACTCAGCCTTCGTATCAGTCACCACAACGCCACCGTTGTTGGCGATGTCTAAATAGTCCGTGACGAACAGGTCGCGTTGCTTCTTCATGTCGTCAGGCTTGAGCATTGCCGAGAACTTGAGAATCCCACGCAGTGAAGCACTGCTTTTGATTGCGTTGATGATGCCGTCATTGGTGGTTTGAATCAGTTGCAAGGTGGGAAACAACACCTTTGATGACGTATCCCCAAAGAAGTCATCCTTGTAGAAGAATCTCCTCAGATGAATGAGTTCTTCGTATGGAAGCGTGATCTGCTGACCACCAAAAAAGTTAAACTTCGCGTATACCTCTTTTCCCACTTGCAGAAGTTCCACACTCGAGTAATTGACGGGATACAGCGATATGACCCCGCCCACAGGTGACTTATCGATGTAGATAAAAGCATTGTTTTGTAGGTAGAGCTGAGTGACGACCTTATACATGAATGTGTAGTAATTCATGTAAGGATTCGGTCTGTATTGCAGGATGCGTTCCAGTTTGCTTTCTGGTGTCTGGATGCCATTCTGTACATAGCGTACATGTTTAGGCTTTAGCTTCGCGGCATGTCGGGCGATGGTATCCACTGCCGTCCTCACCACGTCTGAATCGTAGGCATTGTCACTCACTGGTGTGTATGTTGGTGAATACCCGTTGAGCATTTTTAGTTGTGTTTGATTTGTGTAGGTTTTCGGTTTCCCAAAAATCAAATCAAACAGCGAGCGTCTTTCCACGCTTTCACCCCCTTAAAACGTTGTAGTCTGACATATGGTTAAACAGAATTGTATAAGCAACAAGCAAAGAGACAGCACCATCAATCCGTTGTCTCTGGTTCTGTCCCTTGTCTGGGCGTATGTTGTTGTTGATGTCTCTACGTGCGCTTGTGTTCGTGAGACACCACTTTAAAATCGGATGATTGTTATAATTGATGTTCTTGGCTGACAGTTCCGCGCCTAGCTCTTTCATCGGTTGGGATAACGTCTGTGCGCCCTGTCGGATAATCTCCATTTTGAAGAGTTTGTCTTGCATCTCCTGTAGCCAATACTGCGAGTTCCACGGGTCATAACCAATCCACACAGGGCGAATGTCGTATTCCTCGTACATCTTGATGAACCAATTCGTCACGTCTGAATAGTTGATGCGGTTGCCGTGACACAAGGTTACCAGTCCACGTTCTGCCCACTTGTCATATGGAATTTTATCTTCGCGGCTTCTTTGTTCAACCAATTCCTCCGGCATGAAATACTGCTGAAGAACATACTTCTTGTCACTGTCTGGCTTCATGATGAGAAGCGTCGCACAGGTTAGATCCGTTGTGGATGAGAGATCCGCCCCACCAACAGCGTAGGAGTCGCGAATGTCGTCTATGGTAAATGTTTCTTCGTTGTTGATCTGGTCGAAGGTGAGCCACGTACCCGCAACGGTATCGCGAACGTTGAAGTCTTTCGTTAATACAGTAGGAAGAAAGTCAGGATCGTTC